CGCGAAGTCCTCCGCCTGGGCGAGCCGGATCTCCTGCTCGAGCTGCTGCGCTCCGGCCATCCGGTAGCCGATGTAGGCGTCGAGGTCCTGCTGGAAGGTCTCCGAGAACGGGTCCGGGGCCAGCGGCTGCTGGTACTGCGGCTGGGCTTGAGGCTGAGGCTGGAGCAGCTGCGCGTACTGCTGTAACTGCACCTGGGTCTGCTCCCACTCCTCCTGCGACGGCCCCTGCCAGCTCGGCTCCTCGACCGGGGTCTCGGTCGGCTCGATGGGGGGCTGCTCGGGTACGGGTTCACTCATGTGTTGCCTCCTCAGACATACGGATGGTCGCCGATCACGAGCATGCGGGCGGTGGTGCCGGTCTGCCCGGCGGTCGCGGTCTCGGCGAGCGGCGACCCGGCGGCCGAGCCGGCGAGCAGGCGGATCTTCCCGTTCGGAATGTCCGGTAGCGCCACATAGCCGGTGGTCGCCGAGCCGGTGACTCCCTGCGGGACCATCGCCAGGATCGTGGTCATCCCGAACTGGCTCGCGGTGTAGGTGTCGCCGCCGGCGGCGTAGGTGCCGGAGAAGGTGACGTCGGCGACGACGCAGCGGGCGACGCCGCCCAATGGGCGTTGCGCGCGGATGACGACGGTGACTGCTCCCATCGGTTGCTCCTTTCAGGGCCGCTTGGTGTCGGCCGCGGGTTACCTGTTGCCGTGCTTGTTCTTGAGCGAGTCGTTGTGGATGTGGCCGCCGCGCTCAGACAAGGTCGACGCTCCCGATCGCGAAGCCGGTACCGACGATCTCGACGTAGAGGCCGGAGGAGAAGAACGGCATGCTCGACTGCGGGTAGGCCTGCGAGGCAGAGCTGGTCGCGACGAGCTGCACCTGGAACACGATCTGGGCGGCGGCCCCGCCGTTTCGGAAGTTGATCGTCTGCGCGCCGGTGCCCTGCGAGACGTGCCAGGAGGCGAGCCGCTTCCCCTTGGTGGTCAGGTCGATCGAGGCGTTAAAGGGGAAGATCGCCATCTACTTCCCCTTCGCGGCGAGCTGCCCCATCTTCTTGGCGCCGTACTTCTTGCGCCCGATGTAGGCGGCGAGCGCCTTCGGGTCGCGGGCGCCGCGGCTCGCGAGCTCCTGGGTGAGCGCGGAGAACCGGGCTCCGCTTCCGAGCTTGGGTTTGGCCATGGGGTTCTCCTATGTGAGGTAGGCGAGCTGGATCACCGACGGGGTCCCGGCGGTGGAGGCGAACTTGAACACGGCGCCCTGCCCGACGAGCGCGAGGAACGGCTGCGACGCGGCCTGCAGGATCAGCCCGGTGGCCGAGGTCGGGTCGCCCGAGGGGGTGAGCGTCCAGCGGCAGGTGGTGGTCTCGACGGTGATCAGCACCGAACTCGTCCCCGGCGGGATCGTCGCGGTCACCGGGGTGCTCGAGTTGGCGCTGGTTAGGGCCTGCTGGCCGAGGCACTGGTAGGTCGATGGCTTCACAGGCCGACACCTCCTCCGACCGCGGCGACGAGCTCGGCGACCGCCTGCGCGTCGCGGCCCGGGATCACCGGGGACACCTTCACGGTGGCGATCGTGGCGGTGGTGACGACGGTCGCGGTCGGCGCCAGCGGGTAGATCGAGATCTTCTGGGTGGCAACGGTCGCAGCCGTGGTGACCGTCGCGGCGGTGCTCTTCGCGGTCTGCTTGACGATCGTCGCGACGCTTGTGAGGTCCGCCTCGCCGGTCGCGGCCGCGTTCGAGTGGTTGACGAGCGTGTCGGAGCAGGCGAGCGAGGCCGAGCAGTGGGTGATCTGCTGGATCGTCCAGCCAGCGGGCACGGCGGCTTAGCTGTAGACGGCTTTGATCGTGAACGCGATCGACTCGCCGGGTTTGAGCCCGACCCCAGTGAAGTCGCCCTTGAGGTACAGGCTGCCGCCCGAGGCGGCGTCGAACAGGCCTGCGTTGGTGACGGTGCCGGCACCGGTCGCGGTGCGGGTGCCGACGACCTGGTAGCTGTCGTTAGTGACGGTCGTGCTGACCCGGCTTGAGCTGCCCGCGGTGTGATCGGTCCCCGCCGCGGTCGCGAGGTCGACGAGCCGCTCCCCGAACAGGGTGGTGTCGGTCTTCGCGGTCGTCCCCGCCGAGACACCCCAGCCGATGAAGGACGGCTCGGTGCCGAGCCCCTGCAGCCGGTAGGTCGTGATCGCGAGGCCGCCGTTCACGACGAACGTCGCCACAACTTCCTCCGAAGCACCTTGGTGAACAGGTCGCGGACGTTCAGCCGCACCGCCTGCCAGTGGCGACGGCTGAGGTTCCAGCGCACGATCGTCCACCAGGAGCGGAACGAGTCGTCGATCAGGAAGGTGGCGCGGCGGCCGTCGGCGCCGATCACCTCGCCGCCGAACACGATCCGCACCACCGTCCTCGCCTCCTGCTCGCTCACACCGGCCCCCTCGCAGGCGTCACCGGCCCGGGTGGTGCGGGCGGTGACGCCTGACCCGGCCCTGGGGCTCCCGATGGCCCGGGAGAGGGGCCCCCGGGCGGACCGGGCAGCATCGCAGCCTGTTGCAGCATCTGCTGCTGCGCCTGCACCGCCATCGCGTTCATGTGCAGCTGACAGTGCTGCTCAACGATCTGCCATGTCTTCATGTCCTGCGCGAACATCGCCTGGTCCTGGATCAGGCGGTGGCGGACGAGGTGGGCCTGATGGATGTCGTAGTAGGCGATCGGCATCGGCACCCCCTGCTGCAGGTAGTGGTTCTCGAGCTCGGCCTTCTCACCCGGGTCCTCGACCCCCTCCGCCGGCAGCTCGAGCGGCACCCCGGCCTCGAGCGACTCCTTGTACCAGCGCACCCACACCCCGGGGTTCTGCATCGCCGCCTGCGCGTTCAAGGCCGCGGTCCACAGGTCCGTGATTTTTTGCAGCTCGGCTGCCTGCGAGCGCGGCTTCGCGGTCCCCTTGCCGATCTTGACCACGAAGAAGGGCGGGATCTTGGTCGAGTCGAAGACGAACGGCTCGATCCGCTCGTCACCGGCGAGGGCGATCTGTTTCGCCGGGCCCCAGTAGGTGCGGATGTCGCTGACGGTGTCCTCGACCAGGCGCCCGATCGCGCGGCGGCGCTCGAGGTAGATCTGCTCACGCTTCGTGGTGTCGAGCTCGTTGATGAGACTCAATTGGCTGTAGGTGGTGACGTTCTGCGGGTTCTCGCCGCGGCGGGGACCGTTGATCCCGGAGGCGTGGACGAGGTCCTCGCGCATCGCCTCGATGTCGGCCTGCATCCACTGCCCCGGCCCGGTGCCCTGCACCACCTGCGGGGCGCGCTCCTGCGGGTCGACCTCGACGATCTCGTTCACGAGCCCGCTCTTCCGCTTTGCCTTGCTGTCGGTCTGCACGATCACGAACGGCATGTTGCGGTCGATGATCTCGTTGATCTGGGTGCGGCGCTTGTTGATCCCGCGCTGCCCATCACGGAGGACGTCGACGAGCGAGCGTGACCAGAAGCGGCCGGTGACTCTCCACCAGTGGAAGTAGGCGATCCCGGAGCGCCAGGTCCCGTCGGGGGCTTGGTAGGGGAGGCTGCCGGCGTGGTCGATCAGCTTCAGGTCGTTCGAGGCGAAGGTGAAGGTGCGGCCCTGCGGCGAGGCCTTGGTCGGGCGCTCGTAGAAGTCGAACAGCCAGACGTGGTCGCGCAGGCGGTTGGAGCGGGCGTCGGTGACGGCGTAGACGGCGCCGCTCGAGCTGGTCGGGCTCATCGTCGAGAGGCCGAGCCCGGTCGAGATGTCGTTGTCCTCCTTCAGCTGCGCGGCGATGTCGCCGTAGCGCTCCTGCACGTCCGGCAGGTAGGCGGGACGGACGACGCACTCCCACGGGAACTGCCGCTCGTGCACCGCGCCCGGGGGGACGATCAGGTCGAAACACGAGAGCGGCTCCCAGCAGATCCTCCCCTGCCGCAACGGCTGCATCGTCACGTCCGGGTTGGGCCCGTCCGCCATCAGCCCCATCGCCTGCTGCGGATCGAGGACCGGCAGCCCCTGCAGGTGAGGGACGTTGTCAGCGACCAGCGGCCCCTGCGCGGAGTCGTAGCGGCAGCGCACCGCGGCGGTGCCGAGGTCGACGACGAAGCGGTCGACCTGGGCGAGGACGTCATCGCCGTCCCACTCGTGATCCCAGCCGTACTCCAAGGCGCGGTTCAGCTGCGCCTGGTACTCCTCCGCGAACTGATCGTCGCTGCGCAACAGCAGCTGCGGCAGGTC